ATTAAATTTGCGCCTTGTGTGTAATTACCATACACAATTCTATTACCTGTAACCTCTTGTGCTAGCGCTTTTTTAGGGACGTTATCCCAAGCTCTTAATAGCTGATTTTCTGGTATTGCTGCAAATATATCTTGTGATTCTAAAACAAATTGGTTTTGAATCCACTCGTAGTCGTCTTCGTTTATTTTTTTAACAGAAAAAATAACACTAGAACCTTCTTCCTTGTAAAGTAATTCTATTTGAACAACGTTTTCTGGTAAATTTTCATAATTAAAATTTGAAAACTGAATTGCTCTAATGTTATTTACCATACCTTCATTATTACCCTCTTCAAGGGAGTATGCATTATCAATATTTTTACCATTTTTATATATTGGCTTGAATATTACATCTGTAAAAGGACCAAAAGGAGAGTACTCTCCATCTTTGTATTTATATCTATAAGAAAATCTTGGGAAAACTTTTTCAAAAAGTGTAGGTAAAGCGTCGTAATTAGGTAGGATATTTGTTTTAGGTGATAATCTAGGAGCTTTTTTAATTACAGTTATATGTTGCTCTTCAATTTCAATGTTGGTACGAGAGCCATCATTATCTACTAAAACAGTGTGTGCGCTTGTATCTAGGTCTCCAGTATCAGTACCTTTTATACAATCGTCTATATTTATTTTTTTAGGCTCACTAACACCATCAGTCCAAAATAAAAGGTTGTCAATAATATTTATACCTGTAATAGGTGAGGTTGTGAACTTTAACGTGTTATTGTGTTTATCTAACAAAACAGTTGTTACTTCTTTTGTAGCTATGTCATACTGTAATATCGCATGAAAAGGTATTAGTTCTTTTGTTACAAACCAGTATAATTTATTTGTTTTTTCATCAGCAATAGTTGCTATACACAAATAATCTCCCGGCACAACACCGTTGGTATCTCGCGCTAAGTTACCTAGTATATTTTGAACAGTACCAACACTTGCATCATCTGATGAGTTTACTTTGATGTTTAAAGCATCTTTATACTGTCCATTAGGAATAATTCTTTCATCAAGGTCTTTGTTCATTTTACCTTGAATGAAAGTGTTTTTAATCTCTGGCATGTATTAGTGTTTTATCAACTTAGATTTACCTCTAAGTATTTGTGTTATTTCCTCTAGCTTTATGTTTGATAGCCTTAGTTTAGCTTGTCTTGTTGCTGCAAATTTTTCTTGCTTATATCTTCTAACAATATACTCTGGTATATTTGCTTTTGTAGATAATATAGCGTATGTTATATGTTTATATATAGCTTCTTGAGCTAACTTGTGAACTTGCATCTCATTGTCTGTTCCTAAACTATCGCTTATATATTTTAAGATTACAGTTTTTCCTGAAATATTAGAGCTAAAGTGCACTAAACCTTTTATTTCGTCTATATAAAATGATCCATTTACTTGAGAGTGTTGTGGATCAAGACCATATCTTTTTCCAATAATTAAATCGTAGTCATCAGTATCATATTCGTGGCTATTAGTTTCAGAGCTATTTGACGACTTGTAATTTTTCCACGTTTTAGACTCAGAGTTTTGTTGTAAAGTTTCGTATTCTCCTTCAAACTCTAACAAAATATTATCTAAAGTTAAATCTACAGTTGCGTTATCAGCCATTCCAGAAATGTCACCTGGCACAAACATTGTTATTAACACAAAAACATTGTTGTACCCGCTAACATCAACGCCTGATAAAGTTTGTGTTCTGTTGTCAGCACTATTTCCACCAGTCCATTGCACGTATGCTTTTTGAGCAGGGTTTCCAACATATGGTATAAAGTTAGGGCCTTTACTTTGAGAGCCAAAAGTTTGGCCATTTAAAGTAGGGTCACCAAAAGTAGCCCAAGGACTTGTTTTTGTATCACCCTTTGTTCTACTTATACCCATTCTTATAATAGCACCAGAAGCTCCTGTTTGATTAGCTGGAGCAACACCATCTGCAGAAATATTAATTTCATTTATTCCATTAACATCTATTTCTTGCCAACAACTATAGTGTCTACCAAAAGTGTTTCCAGTAGAAACGCTAAGTTCTTTGTGTATATTAGCTGTTAACTTACCGCTAAAGTTAGTAGCTCCAGCAGCAAATACATCTTTTGTTTGTAGTGAGTTTGGATTTGCAGGGTTACCAGCAGTCATAACCCTAGCGTTAGAAAAAGCCCAGTCGTTAGTTGAATCAAGCTTAGTTTCAAAATCTGGATTATTAAAATTTGGAAAACCACCAGTTATACCACCAAAATCATAATTACCATCATCGTCTTGTTTAACGCTAAAAGGATTTGATGTTTTGCTTGTTGGGTATATAACATGTTCTACTCCAGAAGAATCTGACCAGCATAATTTAGTGTAATTAACATAATCGTGTGGTAATATCATCTGTAAAGATGGAGGTAAAACTATTTCCTGTGCTTTTATAGATTTAAAAGTGTCAAAAGATAATTCTTGTAAAGCTCTCATAGCGTGAAATGAAACATCTGTCTTGCTGGCTTTTTCTATTATTTTTCCTTCACCAACATATACAACTAAAAATTGGTTTATAATATCTTGAAGAGATGTAAATTGATATTTACCATAATTGTTACCTTCGTAATAATCTTTTTCAGTCATTTTTTATCTTTTTTGTTGTTGTGTTTGTTTTGATTCTTCGTTTGAAGCCATTTGATAAAGACTTTGGTCTTTTAATGTTATACCAGCTAAACTTAAAATTCTTGTAACAAGTTCTGTTTGTTCTGAGTGGTGAAGTTCAAAATCGTGGTGGTCAGTTGCATTTGGATTATATAAAGCTTTTTGATCAACAACAACGTATGTCCAATTAGGATTTTGTGGTGCTTTTATGTAGTCACAAGTTACTTCAGATGATTTTCCACTTGCACCAACAACAGAAACACCATAAGCATTTCTAGTATATATTAAATTTTTATCTGTAGGTTTTACAAGCGATATTCCTCTCATTTGCTGCCACGTTTTTGAATCAACATACTCAACATTATATTTTGTATTTTGTGAAACGTCTTTCCACATAACATTTTGTAGTTTATAAAGATCTGCTGGTAGTTGACTACCATTACCTACTACAGCGTTTGTTTGCTCAAATAAACTTATTTTTTCTTCTAATAAATCAACCATGTCAGAGTGTGACGTGTTATTACCAGGCATTCTTAAAAACTGGTTTAAGTCGTAAAAATATTGTTCAAAAATACCCATTTGTGCTTGTGTTGCAAATAAGTTAAATTCTTGTGGAGTTATATATCCTCTTTGTTCTTTGTTAGCTAAAGCCAATACTGTTTGATATACTGTATCTATTTTTACCATATTTCTTTATTGTAGTTTGCGATCGCCCCGTAGAGCGACCGCTTCTACAGTTTGATTATTTTAATTGTTTTTCAATAGTTGTGTAAATTTCCATACCTTCATCAGTCTTAAACCAAGCAGCTAAAGCTGTGTAAGGGTGCTCATCAAAAGGAACGTTCATTAATTTTCTATTGTTAGAACCCCAGCTAAATGTTCTTTGATCGTTAGATAGTCTTAACAATCCCATCTCAGTTGCTTTAATACCAAAGTTTCTTAGTTGTATATTATCATCTTGCAAAAGCTCTAAGAATAAATAAGGATTATTTTTAGCATATATAAGCAAATCTCTTTTAAGCTCCTTAGAACTCATCTCTGAGACTCTAGAGCCAACCTCAACTCTCATAATAGCTTCTGCCATATCTATATCTAATCCTCTAGCGGCTATTATTGCGTCAGCTTCTATTTCTAAAGAGTTTAGTTGCTCTTCAGCTATAACTTGAGGTTTATGCTCGTAAAACACCTTGTCTCTATGAGGGTGATATGAAGATAATAGTTTTTGTAAAACTGTTTTTTCTTTTGGTACAAATAAAGAACCAGATCTAAATATGATGTGCTCTAATCTTTGATCACCCACCATTTCATCTACAAAAGATGTTTTTTGATTTTGACAATACTTTAGTTCTCTTTCATAACCTAGTTCTTCGTCAAAGTAATATATATTTGCAGACTTTATTGATCTTGACAAAGGTTTTTTATCACCTTTTAAATAATATAATCTATCTTTTATTTCCCAAGTTGGTTTTTTAGGTTCAACTTTTTTAGGTTTTGGTGTCTCAACAACTGGTGTTTCAACAACAGGTACCTCTACCTTTTCTTGTTTTTTTGCCATAATATAATATATAATAAAATTAATAAAAAGAAAGGGTCGAGGCCGAAGCCTCGATCCTTAAAATAAACAGTGCTTATTTCATTAACATGAAATTGTTAGCACCTTGAGTAATTAAACATCTTTCAGAAAGCATGTGAATTTCCATTGCATCTAAAGCAGACGTAGCCGCTCCAACAGAACCAGTAACCCAAGTTTTTAATCTTCTGTTATCAGTTTGTGAAGCTCTATATCTAACGTGTAAGAAAGGACGCTTTAGGTTTTTACCTAATTGTTGGTCATAAACGTTAGAAGTACCAGCTGGAACAATAACCCCTCTAATTGCTTCTGAAGCATTAGCAGCATTAATACCACCTCTAGTAGCTAAATCATTTAAGTATCTAAAGTCAGACTTGTAGAAGTCATAAGAACCTCTTCTGAAACCAGAGAAACCTAAATTTAATGCCATATCTTCAGAGTTGTTGAATACTCCGTAAGAAGTACCACCAGCACCGTAAGAATTCATTGCAGCTAACATATCGTCCATAGCTAAGCTAGTAGCTCTATTTACAAACATCATGTTTTCTTCAATAGCACCTTGCTTGTCAAATTCAGCTAAGATAGCATCAAATTCAGCTAAATCAGTAGCCGCGTTAACACCAGTAACACCAGAAGTTAAGTTACCTCTATCTTCGATAGCAGCAAATAAACCTTCAGTACCTACGTGACCAGCACCAGCAGTTGATCCAGTTAAAACGTTAGATCCATCAGCTTGTGAAGCAGCAGCGTTTAACTCACCTTCCAACATTGCCATTTCTAAGTAATCGTTAAAACGAGCTCTTGTGTCAGCTTCAGCTTTTAAGTACCATAAGTACCCAGAAGCACCACTTTCAGAAGTTACCTCAACCCAACCAACTCTTGAAGCATCAGAACCTGATACAGAGTAGTAGTCTTTTAAGATAATTGGCTTGTTTTGGAAAGTTTGGAATGATGGCTCGTTAGCTCCTCTTGAATCAGTCTGTGTAGTAACAGCACCACCAGTCATGTAAGAAACTCCTTTTCCATATTCAGAACCATAAACTAATATAGTACATGACTCAGAAGTGTTGCTATCAGCTATTGTTGCAGAACCGTAAGGTAAAACATCAATAGTAGCTGTATTAGCAGCAGCTGTAAGTACTACACACTTGTGAACACCAGCAGAGTTAGCTATAATAACTGTATCGTTAACTCTAATACCGTGATCAGTATTTTTTGTGTTTCCGTCGATGTCTTTTTCAATAGTAACTTGACATGAGTTTGAACCAGGTCCACCATCAGCACCAGCTGTAGTACCACCCGTCGCGATCTTACCTTTGTAAGATAAGTGTAAACGACCTTGCTCAGACCAAATAACTTGGTCAGCAGTCATCGCTTCTTCAGCTCCTATTTGTGAAAGAAAACCTGAGATAGTTCTTTGTCCGAATACCTCTGCTTCTTTTTCCATAAGATCTGGAACATATTGTTGTGCCCAACCCGTTGAAGAGTTTAGGTCTAAGTAATTTGATGATAACGCCTTCTGTACGTGAGAAGGTACGCTATTCAAATTATCTCCTGCAGTAATTGCCATAATTTTGTTTTTTTAAAATTTATAATTTATTTGTTTTTAATTTTAAACTTAAAATCATTAGAATTGCTACCTAATACTTTTACTTTCATACCACCAGCTTCAACAACACCATGTTGTTGTCTAGGGTTCATATCTACGTTTTTAGCTTTAGCAACACTTGTTTTTAAAGCGTCTGCTTTACCTTGCTCGTAAAAATGTCTTGCAATAGCATCAGGGTTATTAGCGGTAAACAAAGACTTGTGATAACCTTTAGCATCTGACATTTCGTTATTTTCATTCAAGAACTTCTTGACAAAATTATTAATGTCGCTTTGGCTTTCTTTCACTTTGTTACTGTCTTTAACATTAAACCTATACTTCTTATCACCAACATTGTAATCAAAGCCTTTAAAGTCTTTGTTAAAAACATTATCAGTTTTCATTTTAAAAGTATTTGTTTGTTTTTCAAGAACCGCTTCGTTTTCTTTTGATTCTTTGTTATATCTATTAAAAAAATCTACAGCTTTTTTTTGCTCGTTGGTCAACTTTGACCCAGCTTTAATTTCTTCATAGTATTTGGACTTTTGCCTGTCCAGATGGGCTTTAGCGTCGGCAACTTGCTCTTTTAACGCTATTTTTTTCTTTTTAACCTCTCTTTCTTCATCAACCTCTTCATCATATGAAAATCTATCGTCAATTAAAAATTCCACCTCTTCAGGTGTTAAGTGAGATTTTGTTTTTTTATAATATTCTCTAAGAACTGTCATGTCGTCATAGCTAGAAAAATCTTGATTAAGCGTGACGTAATCTTCTAACGTACCGCCAGTGTCTTCCATGAAGTTCATTAATTTCTTAATATTTTCAGGTAGATCTTTTCCAGTTTCTTGAGCTTCAGCTATAGCTTCTTCAACTTGTTCAGTTAATTCTTCTGTTTGTTCTTTAACCTCTGCTTCAGTAACTTCTTCTAATACTGGAGCTTCTTGTGCTTCAGCTTCCGGTTGTACTTCTTCTTGTTCTTCTGGGGCATCGGCATTTTCATCGACTCTAACCACTCCCTCGTCGACAGGGTTATCTTCTTTAGTTTCTTCTTTGGTTTCATTTTCTATTGGTTTATCTAGGTTTACTTTTGTAACGTTATCTTCAGGTGTAACTTTTTTAGATAAGTCTACTTTTGTAACTTCTTCAGTTACTTCTTTCTTTTTTGCCATAATATAATATAATAATAGTTAATAATTGTTATCTAGGTTCAAAACTACCTAAATCAAACCCGCCTCCTATAGTATCATTACCTGCGGACTCGAAGTTTTTAGGTGCTTTTGCACTATTTCTTTGATCAATCAACTCGCTTTGTTGAGTTGCTTGAATTCTTGTTCTTTCGTCTTTACGATCTTCTTTTTGTTTTTCTTTGCTGCTAACGGTTTCGTTATCCATTTTTCTAAGCTGCATGTTGTATTGAAACTCTTGTTCCATTAACTCTTTTTTAAGAGCTCCTTCAGCTTGAAGTTTTTGCAAGCTTAATTGCATTTCTATTTGAGCTAAATTTGCTTTTGATTGTACTATTGCATCATTTTTTTGTATTTCTGCTTGAGCAGCAACTTGTTGTGTTTGTGCGTTTGCTTCTGCTTGAGCCTGAATATTTCTTTCATTTATTTCTTGGTCTCTTTCTTGTTTTTTCGATCTACGAAGCTTTAGTAATTGATTTGCAAGTTTTAAGTTTTTTATTTCTCTAATGTCAATAGCATCTTCTAAATCTATAGTTTGTTGTGCTAAAGCAACTTGTATGTTGTTCTCAAGCAAACCTTTTTCTTCTTCATCTGGAGAAAGCTCTATAAATATACCAAAATCATACAGATGTAAGTTTTGCATTTCGTTTAATGTAGCAACGTTGTGAGCACCTATTTGTTGTATAAAAGCATCTGCAGTTGGCGAATACTCTATAATGTCAGATATTCTAAGCGATAAACATTCCGCTACTTCAGCTGTTAAATACAAACCAGACTGTAAAATATGTCTTGTTGCCGTATTGCTATTAGCAGCCGCTAATTTCTGCACGCCAACTAAAGCATTTTTGTCCGGCATACTACCATCTCTAGCTTCGTTAAGCCCGGTAGTATCTCTAATCATTTGTAAGTAATAGTTGTAATTACCTATAAGTGATTGTAGTTTTTGACCGCCAGAACCTGATTGTATCTCTTGAATAGGTACTTTACCAGGGTTCATTTCACCTTCACTTGTAAATGATCTACCAATAACACTACCTGTTTGGAAGAACATGTTTAATGCTTCTTGTGGACTATAATTTGTGCCATTACCTAAATCTATTTCAGCGAGACCATCAGCATCTAAATAAACACCATCTGGTACCATTCTAGCTAATACTTGTTGAATTTTTAAATGCGTAAGCTGTATCATGTCAGCAAAACCAGTTACACGTCTTACTAGACTTTCTATTTTACCTTTGTACAGTCTTGGCGCTACAATAGCATAATTCATTTTTACTTTAGTAAAATCACTCTTAGGTCGCATCATGTTTTTAGACATTTCCCACTTAAGTAATTTGTTAGTACCTAGTATTAAAGCACCTTCATATAAAGTTTCTATACTTCTTTGTAATCTTGAATAATCAGTAGCATCTTCTGGCGGATTAAATGTATCGTCTTTTTCGATAGCTTTTTCAGCTCCACTACCAGTTTCTTTTACTTTATAAACTTCGTTCATATATGTTTTATAATTAAAATATAGAACTTGAACTTTATTATTATCTACCTCATTATTAT